TACAGCTTCGGCAGTGTCGAGTGCATTGATGGTATAGAAGCCTCGATGACACCTGAGGCGTTTAAGGGGTACTGCAAAGGCGCAGCACTGAAATACCTCTGGCGTTATGAGAGCAAGGCCAAGCCGAAAGAAGATTTGCTGAAAGCGCAGTGGTACCTGAATAAATTAATAGAAAAGGTGGGTATGTGATGGACCTTATAACCGTAGATTTCGAGACGTTTTACAGTAAGGAATTTTCACTATCTAAGATGACAACAGAATCATACATCCGTGACCCACAGTTCGAGGTGGTCGGTGTAGGGATAAAGGTTAACAATGAACAAACTGAATGGGCAAGTGGAACGCATGAACAGATCAGAGAATACCTACACACCTTCAATTGGTCGGAGTCTATGGTCCTCTGTCACAATACTCTTTTTGATGGTGCCATTCTTAGCTGGCGTTTTGGTGTGCATCCTCGCGTTTATACCGATACTCTTTGCATGTCCCGTGCTCTTCATGGGGTGGAAGTTGGTGGAAGTCTCAAAGCGCTTACTGAAAGGTATAATATCGGAGTCAAGGGCACGGAGGTACTCAACGCCCTCGGAAAACGACGAGGTGATTTTTCACCAGAAGAACTAGACCGGTACGGTGACTACTGTATCAACGATGTAGACCTGACGTACAGGTTGTTCGGTATCCTGATGCAGAAGGGTTTCCCTAAGCAGGAGCTTAGGTTGATCGACTTAACACTGCGTATGTTTATCGATCCGGTACTTGAACTCGATACTGGCCTACTGGAGTCACACCTCGAAGACGTTAAAGACCGTAAGGATAAGCTGTTAACAGATGCCGGTGTTACTGATAAGAAAGAGCTGATGAGTAACCCGAAGTTTGCTGAGGTGCTTAAAGCACTCGGCGTAATTCCGCCGACTAAGATAAGCCTGACAACAGGTAAGGAGACGTGGGCGTTTGCTAAGTCCGACGAAGCCTTCAAGGCACTGTTAGACCATGAGAACGACCAAGTACAGGCGCTGGTTGCTGCAAGGCTGGGCACGAAAAGCACCCTAGAAGAAACGCGTACTCAGAGGTTTATAGATATATCCAAACGTGGTCTGATGCCGGTACCGATTCGTTACTACGCCGCGCATACCGGACGCTGGGGAGGTGATGATAAGATCAACATGCAGAACCTACCTAGCCGGGGAGTCAACGGTAAGAAGTTAAAGAGTAGTATCATGGCCCCTGAAGGGTACACCATTATTGACGCTGACTCCGCACAGATCGAAGCACGTGTCTTGGCATGGTTTGCTGGGCAGGATGACTTGGTAGCTGCGTTTGCTAACAAGGAAGACGTATATAAGTACATGGCGTCGAGCATATACGGTGTGCCTGTAGATGAGGTAACCAAAGACCAGCGGTTCGTTGGGAAGGTTACCATTCTCGGTGCAGGTTACGGTATGGGTGCAGTACGGTTCAAAGAACAGTTGAAGACGTTTGGTTTCGATATGGAGCTGGCAGAGGCACGACGTGTTATTAGCATATACCGTGGTGCTAATGGTAAAATTAACCAAGTCTGGCGTGATGCCCAGAGCATGGTCAAGCAGCTTGCCGATGGGTATACGTTACAGATCGGGTTAGAAGGTATCCTCGAAGTGATTGGGGCAGAGAAGGCCATACGTATACCATCTGGTTTGTTGTTACGGTATGAGGATCTGAAGGCTGAGCACACTGAGGAGGGTCTGGAATACACGTACAAAACTAGACGAGGCCGAACGCGTATCTATGGTGGGAAGGTAGTTGAGAACGTCTGCCAAGCGATAGCACGTTGTATTATTGGTGAACAAATGTTACAAATAGCCAAGAGATACCGCGTTGTGCTAACCGTGCACGACTCAGTTGTGTGTTGTGTACCTGATGCAGAGGTGGCAGAAGCACAGACGTATATCGATATGTGTATGCGAAAGACACCTTCATGGGCAGCCGGATTACCCCTAGACTGTGAGAGTTTAACCGGTCAATCCTATGGAGATTGTGAATGATAAATGTAGCCCCGTGGTCGTTCAGTAAGATCAAATCTTTTGAACAATGTCCTAAGCAGTTTTACCATGAGAAGATACTGAAAGAGTATCCATTCACGGAGACTGACGCTACCCGATACGGTACGGAGTTTCATACCTCTGCCGAAGACTACATCGGTAAGGGTACTCCACTACCTATTAGGTTTTCTTTTGCACAGGACATGTTGGACGCGTTGAACGCTAAACAAGGTGATAAGCTGTGCGAACTGAAGATGGGGATGACGGAAAACTTGGAGCCATGCGGGTTCTTTGACAAGGATGTATGGTTTCGGGGGATCGCCGACCTGATCATATTGGATGGTGACCTCGCGTGGGTGATCGACTATAAGACAGGTAAGAACTCGAAGTATGCGGATAAGGGCCAGCTAGAACTGATGGCGCTTACAGTGTTCGCCCACTATCCACAGGTTAAGAAGATACGGGCAGGCTTACTGTTCGTTGTTAGTAACGATCTAATCAAAGACAGCTATGCCGATTTCGACAAGACGAAACTCTGGGAGAAATGGCTAGGCAAATATGCACGCATGCACGCTGCGGCGAAGGCAGATACTTGGAACCCTAACCCTAGTGGGTTGTGTAAGAGGTATTGCCCGGTCACAGTGTGCGTACATAACGGGAGAAACTAATGCCATACAAAGATCCGAAAGACCGAAAGAAGCAGACGAACAATCCAGTAGACAGTAAGGAGTTTAAGGCGCGTATGGAAAGACAGCGTGCCCGTAGAGCAGTAGACAAGGAAGGCGTGGATAAAGATAAGAACGGCAAAGCGGACAAGCGTGAGGGTAAGGACGTCAGCCATAAGAAGGCACTGTCGAAAGGTGGTTCGAATAAAGACGGGTACACCATAGAAAGCGCAAGCAAGAACCGTGCACGGAACTATAAGAAAAAGAGTTAGTGTCACACTAACAAACTCGCGCCCTACCTAGGGCGCTGCGATGGAGAACACTGTGGAAATTCTTAACAACAAGGCACTCTTGTTGCGGCTTCGTAACCCCCAAAAGGTTACCACCGTAATACCAAAGAGCAAAGAACTGCAAAATAACGAAGTCCTCGTCAACTGGGGATTGGAAGAAGCACACGTCTTAAAGAATCTTGGTATGCGCGTGCCGTCACCTATCGAAGGGCGATACGATTGGCCCGGTCAGTACAAACCTTTCGACCATCAACGTGTTACTGCGTCTTTCCTTACGATGAATCGGCGGTCCTTCTGCTTTAATGAGCAGGGCACTGGCAAGACAGCCTCCGCTATATGGGCTGCTGATTTCCTGATGACTCAGCGCAAGATCCGTCGCGTCCTAGTAATCTGCCCCCTATCCATTATGGATTCGGCATGGCGTGCGGACCTGTTTAGCTTTGCTATGCACCGCACGGTTGATGTGGCCTATGGAGCAAAAGAGAAACGCCGGAAGATAATCAATGGTGGGGCTGAGTTCGTCGTAATAAACTATGACGGAGTAGAGATTGTTGCAGAAGACATCGCCAATGGCGGTTTCGACCTGATCATTGTGGATGAAGCAACACACTACAAGAACCCCCAAACAAAGCGTTGGAAGTCCCTGAACAAGTTGATAGGGCCGACTACATGGTTGTGGATGATGACGGGTACTCCGGCGGCACAGTCCCCCCTAGACGCCTACGGCATTGCCAAGCTAGTTAACCCCCAAGCAGTGCCTCGGTTCTTCGGGTCGTTCCGTGACCAAGTAATGGACAAGCTCACACAGTTTAAGTGGGTACCGAAAGTCACCGCCACCGATACGGTATACAAAGCCTTACAGCCTGCCATACGTTTCACTAAGGAAGAGTGCTTAGACCTACCACCACTAGTGTACGTCACACGGGAAGTGGAGCTTACGCGCCAGCAGCTTAAATACTACAAGATGTTGAAAGAACGCATGGTGATACAGGCAGCGGGGGAAGATATTACGGCAGCTAATGCCGCTGTGAACATGAACAAGCTCCTACAAATATCTTCTGGTGCAGTGTACACCGACGATGGAGACACCATAGCGTTTGATATTAGTCATCGGTATAAAGTCTT